GGATACGATTATAAGTTTTTAGATAACAAATATTTTGGTACTCCATTCGAAGTCGATGAAATGATATCGATGGAGGGTGTCAAAGATTATATGACATCTATAAGTCGTCACATTCCACGTGAATACCAGATAGAGGGAGTGTACGACGCTTTAAAACATCAAAGAAGATTATTAGTATCACCAACTGCTTCTGGAAAATCGTTGATGATTTACTCTCTAGTGAGGTACTATACAGATAAAGGGCAAAAAAGTCTTGTAGTTGTCCCAACGACAAGTCTCGTAGAGCAGATGTATAAAGATTTCGAAGACTACGGGTGGGATGCAGAGCTAAACTGTCACAAAATATACGCAGGCCGAGAGAAGGAGACATCATGTCCAGTCACCATTACAACGTGGCAATCTATCTATAAACTTCCTAGGAAGTTCTTTGAAGAATTTAATGTAGTTATAGGTGATGAAGCACATCAATTCAAATCTAAATCATTAGTTAATATTATGACTAAACTCCATACTGCAAAGTATAGGTTTGGTTTTACTGGAACACTTGATGGTACTCAAACTCATAAGTGGGTATTAGAAGGATTGTTTGGTCCAGCATATAAAGTGACTAGGACTAAAGAGTTAATGGAGAAGGGTCAATTAGCAAAACTCGACATTACATGTCTCGTTTTAAAACATCCACCACAAAAGTTTGAAACTTATGAAGATGAAATACAATACTTGATTAATCATGAACAAAGGAATAATTTTCTTAAAAATCTAGCATTAGATCAGAAAGGAAATACCCTTGTTCTTTACAGTAGAGTTGAGTCTCATGGTGAAGTGTTGTATAATTTAATAAATAATTCTAAGTTAGCAAATCGTAAAATATTCTTCATTCATGGTGGAGTTGCTGCTGACGATAGAGAAAATGTTAGGTCTATTACGGAGAATGAATCAAATGCAATCATTGTGGCGTCCTATGGGACTTTTAGCACTGGTATTAACATTAAGCGCTTGCACAACGTTATTTTCGCCAGCCCCTCCAAGTCCAGAGTTAGAAACCTCCAGTCCATCGGTAGAGTCCTAAGGAAGGGAAAAGGCAAAGTAAAGGCTATGCTGTATGATATTGCGGATGACTGTACTCACCAGTCCCGCAAGAATTATACATTAAATCATTTAATAGAACGTATTAAAACTTACAACGAAGAACAATTCAATTATGAGATAGTCTCAATTAAGTTAAAAGGATAATCTATGGAAGACGATTTTTATGCATCATTAAAATTAATATCAGGAGAGGAAGTCTTCGCGAAGGTAGCTGCATGCGATGAAGACGATAGGACATTAATACTTTTACATAATCCTGTTTTAGTACAACAAGTTAGATTACCTGGTGCAAATATAGTTGCTGGATATAAAGTAGAACCTTGGATGAAAACAAATGATGAAGATATGATGGTATTAGATATGAAAAATGTTATGACTATGGTTCAGTGTAATGATATAGAAATGATTACGATACATCAGAAATATGTTGAGGAATCTTCACAAGAAGGAACTAGATCTCGTATAGATAGAAAGATGGGCTACATATCTAGTGTGTCGGATGCTAAAAAGATGCTAGAACACCTCTATAAAAAGGATATTCAAAAAGAAAGCTAATACCTTTCGCTGAACCTCCACAGAGTTATTCTAATGACAATTTGACAACTTGTCAAGCCCTTGGTATAATTATGTTCAGGTGAGAGATATACCTATGGCGATTACTACTATGCCTAGACGCAGAGCCAGGTCAGAACATTATGTTAACAATAAGGAGTTTCTTGCTGCAATTGTTGCATATAAGCAGTCGGTTGCTGAGGCAGCAGAACTTGATAAACCAAAACCAAGGATAACGAATTATCTTGGTGAATGTTTTTTGAAGATAGCCACGCACTTGTCATATAAACCAAATTTTGTTAATTATATGTTTAAGGATGATATGGTATGTGATGGTATTGAGAATTGTGTTCAGTATATTAATAACTTTGATCCTGCTAAGTCCAGTAATCCTTTTGCTTACTTCACTCAGATTATACATTATGCGTTTCTTCGGCGTATCCAACGAGAGAAGCGTCAGTTGGAAGTCAAGAACAAGATTTTAGAACGTTCTGGATATGAACAAGTGATGGTTGATGACAACACACTTGACGGTGGAAATTATTCAGACTATAATAGTATCAAGGATAATATCCACACCAAGTTGCGTTCCGGTTATCAATGAAGGTAGCAGTAATAACTGACCAACATTTTGGTGCAAGAAAGAATTCAAAATTATTCCACGACTTCTTCGGAAAATTCTATGAGGAAGTCTTTTTCCCGTATCTGGATGCTAATGGCATCACCGTTTGTATTGATATGGGTGATACTTTCGATAATCGTACAGGCATTAATTATTCTGCACTCAGGTGGGCTAAAGACAACTATTTCCAACTACTACGCGATAGGGGTATTAGTGTTTACACTGTTGTCGGCAATCACACAGCATATTATAAAAATACTAACAAGGTTAACGCTTGCGAATTATTATTACGAGAGTATGATAATATCCATGTTATCAGTGAATATGAGGAGTTAAATATTGGTGGGTTAGATATAGCATTTGTTCCATGGGTTAATTCAGAGAATAAGGAAGATACATATAAGAAGATTGAGAAATCAAAATGTCGTGTTGTAATGGGACATCTTGAACTCAATGGTTTCTATGCAAATACGCATCATGTAATGGAGCATGGAGAAGATAAAGCAATCTATCAAAAGTTTGAAAAGGTATACTCCGGTCATTATCATACTAGGAATTCTCAAGATAACATTTATTATCTGGGCAATCCATACGAAATCTATTGGAATGATTGTGGAGATACTAGAGGATTTCATATCTTCGATACTGAAACCTTAGAGCATACTCCTGTTAATAATCCATTTAATATTTTTGAGAAGATAGTATTTGATAATGATAACTATCAAACGTTTGATGCACGTCCTTACAAAGATAAGATTGTTAAAGTTATTGTTAAGGATAAAGGTAAAGGTGTTAAGTTTGATAAGTTTATAGATAAGTTATATCAAGCAGGGGTTGCTGAATTGAAGACGATTGATAATATTGATTATGGTACTGGATATGTAATGTATGAAGATCAAGGGCAAGATTCTGAAGATACACTTACGTTATTGAGTAAATATATTGATGAAGTTGAAACACAAGTGGACAAGTCTAGGGTGAAGAATTTGATACAAAATTTATATGAAGAGGCATGTAGAGGAGTATCTTGATGCATTTACTTGCTGTTGCGGGAAAAGAAGATACCGGTGCTTATGCGGTTGAGAATCGTTTCGGTCAGAAGGTGTTATATCTCTTCGTAGAAGAGGATGATGCTGAACGATATGCTATGATGCTTGAAGATAGGGGTTATCCAGAGATGCATGTCATTGAGGTTGATGATCATTCTGCGGTGAATGTTTGTGAACATAATGGTTACAGATATTCTATTATCACAAAAAATGACATTGTAATTCCTCCTGATGAATTAGACTATGATTTGCTTTCAGAAGATTAGATGGAAGAACTTCTTAAGTACTGGTAACAACTGGACAGAAGTTAATCTAACTGAATATGATACTAATATTATTATAGGTACTAATGGTGCTGGTAAGTCAACCATTTTAGATGCTTTGACTTTTTCGTTGTTTAATAAACCATTCAGGAAGATTACTAAACCACAACTCATTAATACTACTAATGAGAAAGATGGTGTAGTTGAAGTTGAGTTTTCAATTAAGGGAAGAGAGTATAAAGTTGTTCGTGGATTGAGACCAAATAAGTTTGAGATATGGATTGATGGAAAGATGCAAGATCAGTTTGCTAATGCATCTGATCAGCAAAAGCATTTTGAGCAGAACATCCTTAAACTTAATTATAAATCATTTACTCAAATTGTTATATTAGGTTCTAGTACATTTGTTCCTTTTATGCAGTTGACTGCTTCTAGTAGAAGGGAAGTCATAGAAGATTTACTTGACATTAAAATCTTCTCTGCTATGAGTGATTTGGTTAAGGGTAAACTTCGTTTACAAAAAGATGAGGTTAGAACCCTTGAATTGAAAAAAGAGAGTCTTCTTGATAAGGTTCAGATGCAAGAAGATTTTATTAAACAAATAGAGAGGACTAGTAAAGATGACATTAAAGAGAAGCAGAGTCAAATTAAGAAGATTGCAAAGGAAGCTAATGAATACATTTCAAAGAATGTTAAGCTTTCCGAAGAACTTGAAACCCTTGATAATAAACTTTTAGGGTTAAGTGATGTTACGAAATCCTTACGAACTTTATCAGATTTGCGTGGTAAGATAAAGCAAAAAGTCAGTGCTGCTGGTAGTGAATATAATTTTTTTAATGATAATGTATCATGCCCTACATGTACACAATCTCTTAAGGAAGAGTTTCGTGTAAATAAAATTGCGGATCTCAATAACTCTATAAACAAGCTCCAATCAGGTCTCGACGAACTAGAGTCCAAAATACAAGAAGAGGAGTTAAGAGAGGTCCGTTTTACTGAGCTCACACAGGAGGTTACTTCACTAACACATGGCATTTCTCAAAACAATACTCGGATTTCAGGTTTACAAAGACAGTCACGCGATTTGGAATCGGAGATTCAAAGAATTACCGATCAACTTGCAAACAGAAATACTGAGCATGAGAAATTAGCAGAGTTTCAACACACCCTAGCAACAACCTACGAGAAGGTTACTGAACAAAAAGAATTGATATCAGAGCATGACTTTGCATTTGGTTTGCTCAAGGATAGTGGGGTTAAGAAGAATATCATTAAGAAGTATCTTCCACTGATTAATCAGCAAGTAAATAGATACCTTCAAATGATGGACTTTTACATTAATTTCACTCTCGATGAGGAGTTTAATGAAAGTATTGAATCTCCAATACATGAAGACTTCTCATATGCAAGTTTCTCTGAAGGAGAAAAGATGCGGATAGATCTCGCGCTACTGTTTACGTGGCGTGAGATTGCTGCTTATAAGAACTCTACCAACACCAATCTCCTTATAATGGATGAGGTGTTTGATAGTTCACTTGATGGATCCGGTAATGAAGACTTCCTTAAGATTATCAGATTTGTCATTAAAGGTGCTAATATATTTGTTATATCCCATAAGGAAGGTATGTTTGATAAATTTGACAATGTGATACGATTTGAGAAAGTCAAGGGATTCTCTCGTATAATGCCAACAAACGGAGTATGAACCATGAATGTTCCCAATTGGCGGCACCATTCCAAGAAGGAAGCAAAGCGCCGTCTTAAACCCCAACAGTTGCGTCAAGCACGTGCCAGACGAAGACAGTTGATAAACCGTCTACTCAACGCTTCCAGAAGCCCTGGGAGCGTTTATAATAGGTGCATATATGAGAACACCCTATGTCGGCTAATTTAGAAGTAAAGGGAACTCTCGCCAAACTTTTGGCAACAGAGGACATTGTGGTTGAGCATCGTCCAGTTGAAACAGCAGTTCGATGTGGACAATAGAGTTCTGACTCTTCCTATCTGGGATGCAAGTAATAATATTATTGATGTGTTGGTAGCGCATGAGGTAGGACATGCACTTTATACTCCCAATGTAGATCCTGACTGTAAGGCACCTCTGCAGTTCCTGAACATTACTGAAGATGTAAGGGTGGAGAAGTTGATGAAGCGTAAGTATATGGGGATTGCAAAGTCATTCTATCGTGGATATAAAGAACTCAATGAGATGGACTTCTTTGAGTTACAGGATTTGGATACATATAATCTGGCAGATAAAGTCAATCTTCATTTTAAGATTGGTCCATTTTTAAGAATTAAGTTTACCCCTCAAGAACAGGAGATTGTCAATGACATTGAGAAAATTGAAACGTTTGAGGACTCCATCAGAGTTGCAGAGACGTTATATAATTTCTGCAGAACGGAGCATCAAGAAAGTAGTCAAGGAGGACAGGAGCAAGAATGGGTACAGCAAGGTACTTTCGATAGTTCTCAAGAGTCTGGGGATATTGACACTGACAGCAGTGACTTTGATGAGTCTCCCATTCCTAACTTTGGTGGTAGTTCTTCTATGGAAGATAGGAGCAGTGGTGATGTTGATAATGATAGGTTGGTTGATAATGGTCCTACTGTAGAAACTCAAAAGAGTTTGGGTGATAAGTTAAAGCAGATTGCTCAGTCTCCAGTGAGAGAGAATGTTTATATTGAGAAACCTCATATGATTCTTGATGATATTATTGTTAGGAATGAAGAGATAAGTGATACCTGTGAAGAGTTCTGGGATAAAATATACGCAGCACCTCTTGATAAAACTTCATATCTTGATGATATAGACGATGGATTATTACAATATAAGAAGGGTGCTGAAAAGGAGGTTAATTATCTTGTTAAAGAGTTTGAATGTAGAAAGTCTGCAGATGCTTACGCTCGTGCTTCTACTAGTAGGACTGGAGTACTCGACACAGAGAAACTTCATACCTACAAGTTTAACGAAGATATTTTCAAGAGGGTAACTGTTCTTCCAGACGGTAAGAATCATGGACTACTCTTTCTATTGGACTGGAGTGGTT